GTTGAAGAACCTGTTGTGCCTGTTGAGACAACCATTCTTGAGACATTTTTTCCTGACTACGAAGATGGGCCTGTTCTTGACGTCGAAGAAGAATCCCCACCCATAACAGAACTGTTAGAAGAAACCATAATAAGTACAGAGCTAGAAGAAGTAGATGATTCATTGATTACAACTATAGCCGAGGAGATTGACATAGTTCTGGAAGAAGTCATTGAAGATGAACCTGTGACCGACGAACAGGTAGAACAAATCTTAGAAAGCCTTAGCGAAGCCGCACCTGAACAGATTGTGGAAGCCATTACCCAAGTCCTAACCGCAGACATCACCTCAGACCAAGCCACCGAGATAGCGTCAAGCCCAGAAGTCTTGGCTGCTATCACCGAAACTCAGGCTGAAGAACTCTTTGAACAAATCGTTGTGGACGAACTCTCGGAAGAACAGTTGGAGGCGTTTACTGAAGTCATTCAGGAAGCGCCAACAGAAATTAAACAGGCTTTTGAGAAAACTATTGATATTTTTGGTTCCAAGTTTGATGACTATGTGCCAACCGGCTCTAACGTGCCGGTTCGCACCCGTAGAACCCTTGTAGTTATTGGGTCTTTGTTAACGATGTTACCAAGTGTACATATTAAGACAGGTAAATCATGAAAAAACTACTTAACTATCTAGCTGAGAACACTTGGACTTGGGCGGGCACAGGCATGGTATTGATTACCTTGTCTGGGCCTACTTTTCGTCAGGCTGTATTTTTGACAGGTACTGCTGTGGTTCTTCATTCCGTAATAACCCTAAGTCAGAAAGATGAAAAATGAACTCAACAATTGCTAAAGCCCTAGACCTTGGACAACGACTTATATCGTTGTTTATCGCCAGCGCATTGCCAATCATCACAGGTGGAGCAATCCTCGGTGTTGATGTGGTTAAGTCGGCTGGTGTTGCTGGACTCACAGCCCTGTTCGGTGTTGTACAAAAACTTGCCGCAGCCTCGGTTGATGGTGAGCTTACGTCAGCAGAAATTAGTGCAGCGTTTGGAACCAAGACTAAGAAGAAGTAATGGCTGCTAAAAAAGTATCTAAGTCAAAGGTTAACGCAGCTGGCAACTACACAAAGCCAGGTATGCGTAAGTCTTTGTTTAACAAGATTAAAGCTGGTTCAAAAGGTGGCGACCCTGGTGAGTGGTCGGCTCGCAAAGCACAGCTTCTTGCTTCACAGTACAAAAAATCTGGTGGCGGATACAAAAACTAATGGCACTTGCTAAATCACAGCAATCATTGGCTAACTGGTCAAAACAGAAATGGCGTACATCTGATGGCAAACCGTCAAAGGGTAAGAAACGCTATTTGCCAGATGCCGCATGGAATGCGTTGAGCCCAGCGGAGAAACGTCAAACAAATAGTGCTAAAGCAAAAGGTAACAAAGCTGGTAAACAGTTTGTGGCGCAACCTAAAAAGATTGCTAAGAAAACTTCGAGCTATAGATAATGGAACTATCCGACCTTCTCAATGAGAAGGAATGGAGAAAGTGCAAAGGCCCCGAGGACGCAACCTTAGAACAACAGGTTGAGGCATTTGAACATTTCTGTTCCAACTATTGGATGATACGACACCCTGAGCGGGGTCGTATCAAGTTTGAGTTGCGTGAAGCGCAACGAGAAACAATCGCTACATGGCTATCCACCCGATACTCAATAGTGCTCAAAGCACGACAGATTGGGTTCTCTACCCTTGCGTCTGCATACTCGTTTTGGTTGGCGTTTTTTTGGCCTGACAGATTTATCGTTATGCTTTCCCGCACAGAACGTGAAGCAGCCAAGTTGTTGCAGAAATCAAAATACGGTTACAAAATGTTGCCGGTATGGATGCGTAAGCATGGGCCAGAGTTGTTGTCGGATAACCAACTTAAGATTGTGTTCGCAAACGAATCTGCTGTTGAGTCGCTGCCGTCAGGCAACGACCCAGCCCGAGGTGAATCCGTATTCTTGGTAATCATTGACGAGATGGCGTTCTTGCCCAACCCAAGCGAAGCTTGGGCATCCATCGAACCAATTGCTGACGTTGGTGGTCGTGTCATCTGTTTGTCTACAGCTAACGGTGAAGGCAATATCTTTCATGAACTGTGGGTTGGTTCACAAACACAGACAAACAGATTTACTGGCATCTTCTTTCCTTGGTCTGCTGGCGACCGTGACGAAGAATGGTACGAAGCAAAGAAACGAGACTTGCCTGACTGGCAAATGGCACAAGAGTATCCATCTGACCCAGATGAAGCGTTTATCCGTTCTGGTCGTCCTGTGTTTGATTTGGAAGCCTTACGCGCGTACGAGGACGAAGAACCTACCCGTGGTTACTTACACAAAGGAATGGGTCGTGGTGTTTACGAGTTCCGAGAAGACGGCGGTGAACTATCTGTGTGGGAGTTCCCAGAACGTGGACAGGTTTATGTTATCGGTGCTGACGTTGCAGAAGGTCTAGGTCACGGCGACTACAGTTCCGCGCATGTAATCAATGTTGAAACAGGGTTTGTTGTAGCACATTGGCATGGTCATGTGGACGCAGACATATTTGGTGAAGAAGTATTGTTTGCTTTGGGTTGGTGGTACAACCATTGTCTTATCGGTGTTGAATCAAACAACCACGGGTTGACAACCCTGAAAGGGTTGCAACGCGTGGGATACAAGAACCTGTTTCGTCAAAGACGGTTAGGTCAGCGCAACCCTACGGTTAGCGAGACTTTGGGTTGGCGTACAACATCGGTTTCTAAGCCTTTGGCTATTGATGAGTTGAATGGCAATATGCGAGATGGTGCTTTGTATATTGCGTGTAAGGCAACTATCGCTGAGTTGCGCACTTTTATCCGTCAGCAAAACGGCAAGATGCACGGCTCACCGCACGATGACAGAGTTATGTCTTTGGCTATTTCTAATCAGATGCTGAAATATGTTTGGTTGCCAGAGTATCGAGTTACGGTAGCCCCAAAGAAGAATACGTTTGATTGGTGGAGCCAACATATACTTAAAGCACCGAAACCAGGTAGGGAACCGATTGGTGCAGAGAATGTCAGAAAAGTAACGATTTAGGATTGTATTGATGCTTTCTATAACTTGCGATAACTGTTCCACAGAGTTTTATGCACCAGAGTTGCCAAGACGGGGCGCTATTTGTTTTAAATGCCACGTATCTACGGTTAATTTAGGGTTTTCGTACGGTAAGGAAAACTTTCATGGCCCAACCATTAAGGAGCGCCAAGATAAGCAGGTTGCTGATGCCAAGATAAATGGCATCAACGCTGAACCTGTTGGCAGTCGTTGGGTTTAATGACATGGCTGAAGTTTGGGTTCCAATCGTTGTCGCTTTGATTACGGGCCCACTTGTTGTGGTAGCCACCAGACTGCGAAAAGAAAACTCAGAACAGCATTCCGAAGCAAGAATTCTTTTACGTCAAATCGGTCGCAAGGTAGACAAAGTTGGAGAGAAAGTTGACAGCCATCTTGGCTGGCACAAAGGACGAGAGGAAGACTAATGGCACGGATAACCAATACAGAGTTGTTAAAAAAGTATCGAGAGAAGATTGAACAGTCTCGCCGTTGGAGAGTAGAAGAACGTTACGACGACCTTTGGAGTCGTCTAATCGATTTGTACCGTGGCAAACATCATCGCACCGACATCAAAGAAGACCAACTGTTGGTAAACATTGCGTTTGCAACTATCAACGTTATTTCTCCTGCTGTATCTATTAACCACCCAAAAATTACTGTTAACGCTAAACGGCCAGAAGATGCTGACAAAGCTGTTGTTACAGAAGCCATCATCAACTATTGGTGGCAACATTATGGTTGCCAAGAACAATTCCGTCGCGCTGTCAAAGACTTTCTTATCTGTGGACACGGTTGGATTAAGACCGGCTACCGCTACGTAGAAGAAGAAAAGGCTCGTGATGACACACCAAACTTTGATTCCTATGACGAACTAACAACGCCAGGAGTAGAAGGCGCAGTTGAGTCAGAGTTAATCATCAAAGAAGATAGATGCTTTGTTGAGCGTGTTTCCTTGTTTGACATGTATGTTGACCCAGACGCAACATCAATGGACGACATTCGTTGGATTGCCCAACGCACCCGTCGCCCACTAGAAGACGTTAAGAAAGATAAACGGTACAACGCTTCCGCTCGCGCGGACGCGGCACCGTCGCACTATTCCAAATTTGGACAAGACCAGTTCCGTCCACGAATGTCAACCAGCAAAGACAATGCTTATGTAGAAGTTTGGGAATGGTACGACATTGACCGAAACACAATGTCTGTGTTCTGTGAAGGCTCAGACAAGTTCCTTGTTTCGCCAGTCAAGATGCCTTTCTTGTTTGGTCATCCGTACACAATGATTCGCAACTATGACGTGCCAGACTACTTCTACCCAATGGGTGAACTAGAAGCCATCGAGCCACTACAACACGAGTTGAACCTAACCCGTACACAGATGATGAACCACCGTAAACGGTTCTCCCGTAAATGGTTGTACAAGGAAACAGCGTTTGACACAGATGGTCGCAACGCATTGGAGTCCGATGAGGACAACGTGATGGTTCCTGTTGTGTCCGATGAGAGCATCAATAATGTTGTTGCGCCGATGCCAGCAGTAATTAACCCACCAGAGTTCTACAACCAATCGCAACTAATTTCCGACGATATTCGTTCAGTCTCTGGACTTAACGAATATCAGGGTGGCGGAATACCAGAGATTCGACGCACCGCTACAGAAGCAGCAATTATTCAAGACGCTGCCAATGCTCGTGTTTCCGACAAGTTGGCTATTGTTGAAAAGGGCATTGGTGAGTGCGGTCGTCGCATGATTATGCTTGCACAGCAATACATGACAGGCGAACAAGCTGTTCGTATTGTGGGTTCGGAAGCACAACCTATTTGGTTGAACTTTGACCGAGATTACATTCAAGGTGAGTTTGACTTTGTTGTCGAGGGTGGGTCAACCCAGCCAGTCAACGAGTCATTTCGTCGTCAGATGGCTATGCAAGTTGTGGACGCTATGGCTCCGTTTGCTGGCGCTGGTATTCTTGACATGCCAAAACTTGCTACATACATTTTGCAGTACGGCTTTGGTATTCGTGGGGCGGCATCATTCGTAACGCCTGTTCCGATGATGCCAGCACCACCACCTCAACCAGAAGGTCCACCGATGCCACCTGAAGGCATGCCACCACAAGGTCCGCCTATGGAAATGCAACAGGGTCCACCTGTTGACCTTGGGCCGATGCCACCTACTGGTGGTATGGCTATGCCATCTAATATTCCACCTGAAATTCTTGCGCAACTTATTGCGCAAGGTGCACCTTTGCCAAATACGCAAGGAGCTATGTAACGGTTTTGCATTAGGTATAGAGCAAACCGTTGGAGGACTCTATGAGTAATGATAACACCGTTGATAGTGCAATTGAAGCCCCGGCAGCAGAA